GCCCAGGTGCGCAGCGACCAGGATAAGCGTCTAGCACTCGAGCAACGCCTGTCGACCAGCGAGCAATCCCACTATAAGGAACTGAGCGATGCTCAAACCAATCAAGCTCGCCTGCGCGATCGCCTTGCCACTGCTGATTTGCGGTTGTCAGTTCTTCTCGACGCCGCGGATTCAGCCGGTGGCTGCTCGGTGCCAGCCAGTACCGCCGGCGGCGGCGTGGTTCATGGAGGAGCGCGCGCCAGACTTGACCCAGCGCATGCTCAACGAATTGTCGCCATCACCGGAGACGGCGACCAAGGACTGATCGCGCTGGCGGCGTGCCAAGCGTATGTCAGGGCGATCGCGCACTGACATACGTCAATCGCCCTGATCAGAAATCAGGCAAGTTGCCCAGGTTGTCCCGCTTAGTGCTGTTTCGGTCTGTTGAAAGGTAAATCTCTTCCACCACGTGCACGTCTGCACCGCGAGAAAACTTCCCTTCCTTGTTCTCAACCCAGGTTGCAAATGTGGCTTTTTCCATGCGAATCAAATCCGCCACGAAAGCCCTTGGCACCGTGCGTTTTGTACCGAAGGCCTTTGGGAGATCCTCGCTTACCTGGACATAGTTGATATGTTTACGATCGGTGTCGTATCGAACGGCTGTGATGCAAAAGTCAGTCATGGTCATTCCTTGATGTCATGGCGAAGCGCCTCCATTGAGGTGGGGAGCCGACTGAGGTTTTGCAAGTGACTGCTCAGGAAATAGCAGGAAGCGAGGCGTGCTCGGAGAGTGGGGGGAATGACGAATTGCTGTGCGGAAAAATCCGTGGGGCAAAAATGGGGCAAACCGTACGCCAATCAATGCCATTTAATGCCAAATGAACAAAAACACCGAGGTGTCAATTAAGCCCTACAGCCCTTTATTTACAGGGCTGTAGGGCTTTTTAGCGTTAGTACTCCAACACAATTGGCGTGTGGGAAGACAGATCGGAGATGGCTTTATTCATCGGAAATTCAGGAAAACTCGTTGAAAGGTGTAGGGCAAAAGGAGGGGCATTGGCCCGGCTTTTCCGCGATGGGCGCAAGATTACCATGGGCGGTCCGCCCGACGCAGGCATGAAAGCCCCACGGCACATTTACACTGAATATGCACGATTTATGCAAAACAGCATTTGTCTTCGGCGAAAAGAACAAGCACTATGCGCGTTATGCAAAAACGCAACGTTTCTACTGTCTTAAGAGCACTGCTCGATCAGCACGGGATCTCCCCCACGGAGCTGCACCGTCGCACCGGCGTGCCTCAATCCACACTCTCGCGGATTCTCAGCGGGAAGATCGTCGACCCTTCGGATAAACACATCTCGAAGATCGCCGAGTACTTCGCCGTGAGCACCGATCAGTTGCGTGGCCGCGCCGATGTCGCGCCCGCCGCCCATGCCGCGCGCAATGAAGTGCATTCCGAACTCAAGGACATAAGTCTGTGGGACGACGATACGCCCGTCGATGACGACGAGGTGTCGGTTCCCTTTCTTCGCGAGGTTGAATTGGCTGCTGGATCAGGAAGATTCGTCATCGAAGAGAGCGAGCGCTCTAGCCTGCGCTTCGGCAAACGCAGCTTGCGTCACAACGGGGTGCAGTTCGACCAGGCAAAATGCGTGACGGTGCGCGGCAACAGCATGTTGCCGGTGCTGCGCGATGGCGCCACCGTTGGCGTGAACGCCGGCAAGTGCGGGATTGGCGACATCGTTGATGGCGACCTTTATGCGATCAACCATAACGGCCAGTTGCGGGTAAAACAGCTGTATCGCCTGCCGACCGGCATTCGCCTGCGCAGCTTCAATCGTGATGAGCACCCGGACGAGGACTACACCTTCCAGGAAATCCAGGAAGAGCAGATTGTCATCCTCGGTCACGTCTTCTGGTGGGGCATGTACGCCCGTTAACCTCGTCACCTTCAGATAAAACCCGCCATCGAGCGGGTTTTTTTTCGCCTGTCGAAACCGGCTGAGCCTTTGTCCGTGGGGCTTCAATGCGGTGGTGCATTTTTAAATACGCAAATAAATGCATTGGTGCATTGACTGTATATGCATCCATGCATATTCTTTGTCTCAAGCCGCTCAACAAAGCAGCTCGAAACGAAGTTCTTTAGTTCCACCACAAAGGCAGCGATGAACCGGCCTCAACGGTTCAGAGGGTTGGCAACTGACCCGGGTGTGCAGCGTAAAGCACCAGAAGCAGTTATCCGGCGGGCAGCGACCGCGGTCGGCGACACAATATGAATGGACTCGTACCGCGCCAGTAGCGCCGAAAGGTCAATGCAGGACCGCATTACTGAAAAGCCCGGAACGATGCCGGGCTTTTTGGAATGCCTACCTTCCATCAGGCACCTCAAGAAAACACTGTTTTAAAGAACCACTCATCAATCACTCCCGGAGGCGTGACATGACAAACGAGCAACTAGCGTTGCTGGACATGCCGATATGGCTCGTCATCGTCCTTGCCCTGGTGGGCGGGGTGTCCGGCGAAATGTGGCGCGCCGACAAGGACGGCGCTCGCGGCTGGTCACTGCTGCGACGCCTGGCCTTGCGGTCCGGGGCCTGCATGGTCTGTGGGGTCTCGGCCATCATGCTGCTGTACGCCGCCGGTGTGTCGATCTGGGCGGCCTGCGCCTTTGGCTGCCTGACAGCAATGGCTGGGGCCGACGTGTCCATCGGGCTTTATGAGCGTTGGGCTGCGAAGCGCATGGACGTGTGCGATGTGCCCCCGCGTGACACCCATCAGGATCGTTGAAACTCAAGACCAATGGATTGGCGAGCAGTGGTGCCGACCGGCATCCGGCCTGCAAGGACGCAGGTCTCCCACGGCCAGTGCCGTTCATTCAAACCCACCATAAACGGTTTATTGACCGAGGACCTTTTATGCCGCTAACCGATGGGCAACTGCTAAAAATCATGCCCAACGCCCGCGTCCAAGCGGGCGTTTTCATTTCTGCGCTCAATGCCGCCATGGCTCGTTTCAACATCAATACCCCGAAACGTATCGCCGTCTTTCTCGCTCAAGTCGGCCATGAGTCCGGGCAGTTGCAATACGTACGTGAACTCGGCAGTGAACAATATCTGAGCAAATACGACACCGGTGCCTTGGCTACTCGCTTGGGTAACACTCCTGCACAGGATGGTGATGGTCAAAAGTACTGCGGCCGAGGCTTGATCCAGATCACTGGCCGCGATAACTATCGCCAATGCAGTCTTGGATTGTTCGGTGATGATCGCTTGCTGTTTATTCCGCAACTGTTGGAAAAACCTCAATGGGCCGCTGAATCCGCGGCCTGGTACTGGGCGCAGAACGGCCTTAACGAACTCGCCGATCACGACCAGTTCAACAGCATTACTCGTCGCATCAATGGTGGGCTGAACGGCCTGGAGGATCGTCTGCAACTCTGGGCGCGGGCGAGGGCGGTGCTATGCCAGTCTTCGGTCTGATCTCTTGGCGGGTTATTGGCGGGACTTGACCCGGCGCATGCTCAACGATGGTCGCCATCACCGACACCGGGGACCGTGGACTGATTGCCTTGCAAGCTTGTCAGGCCTATATCAGAGCCCTTGCGCCCTCACATTTTGATTGATCCTGCGCCTTGCAAGCGCGATACGCTCGTGTACGGTAGTTCTCATTCCGCTTCCGTTCGCTCAGGAGATGACCGTGAAAGAAATCACCCAACTGGCCGCTGAACTGGGCAGGCGCTTGCAGGTGCTCAATGCCCATGTCACGGCCGCCGAATCTTGCACGGGCGGGGGGATCAGCGAGGCGATCACCCGTATTCCGGGAAGTTCGGCGTGGTTCGAGGCTGGCTATGTCACTTACTCCAATCGACAGAAAACCCAGCAATTGAACGTGCCGGTCGAGTTGTTTTCGACGGTGGGGGCGGTCAGTCGCGAGGTGGTCGAGGCAATGGTTCGCGGTGCCCAGGAAAAGAGCCGGGCGCATTTTGCCGTGGCAGTCAGCGGTGTGGCGGGGCCGGATGGCGGCTCTGCGAGCAAGCCGGTGGGCACGGTCTGGCTGGCCTGGGGCGTCGGTGAGCAGGTGTTCAGCGAGGTGCAGCACTTCCCTGGCAACCGCGACGAAGTCCGCCGACAAACGGTGAAGGCCGCGCTAGAGGGGCTGCTGCGCCATGCCGCCACAGAAATCTCAAATCAGGGGTAGGCG